GTCACTAAACATCGAACCTTTCAGCGAGCGCTTTATTCAGCCTGCCATGCAGGCTATAGGCAACTATATCGATACAGTCCTACTGGGGCTGTATACTGACATTCCCAACCAGGTAGGAACACCGGGCACTACTCCCAGCGATTTCTATACCATCGCCTCTGCTGGCGCTGTCCTGGACGATGAGGCCTGCCCGCAAGAGAACCGTTTCTGCGTGCTGGATCCTTGGGCACAGGCAAGAATGGCGGATACCCTTAAGGGCGTATTTAATCCCTCCATGGTGGGTTCCATCATTGAGAAGTCGAAGATCGGCAATTTGTCAAACTTCGATATGTATAAGAGTCAGAACGTCAATTCTCATACTTGCGGCACGGCTGCTGGCGCTACTACTGCCCTTGTTGATGATACGGTTGTATCTGGTGATACTACAATCGATATCGACGAGAACGGCTCCTGGGGTCTGACCTTTGCAAAGGGTGATATCTTCACCATTGCGGGCGTTAACGGCGTCAATCCTATCAGCGGTATCAGCACCGGGCGGCTTCGTCAGTTTGTTGCGAACGCGGCTGTCACTGATGCTGGCAATGAGGGTACTGTAACTTGTACGCCTGGCACAGCGCCTTATAATATATATTCCTCGGCTGCGGCTGAAACCTATTTGCCTTATCAGAATGTTGACTCCTTACCAGCTAATAACGCTGCTGTTACCGTGGCCGGTAGCACAGGCCTGGTTCACAAGGTCAACATGGCTTTCCACAAAAACGCCCTGGCCTTGTTCATGGTCCCGGTGGAAGCACCGAGCGGCTTGAACGCAGTCTCACGGAATTACAAGGGGTTCAACATTACCGTAAGCCGCGGCAGCGATATCGTCAACTTCGTGGAGTATATCCGCTTTGACGTGCTTTTTGGTATCAAGGCAATTAACCCATTCATGGCTTGCCGTATCGCTGGATAAGGGGTTGATATGACTAACCTCGATTCAAGATTTAAGGTCGTGCCGGGCATCGTAAATGCCAGCAACACGCAGACCAGCCAGGCTGGTACGGGTACAAGCACGGTAACAGGGTCTAAGGTGCTCATTCCGGCCAAACCACCGGCAGGATTGACTTTTAGGTTCAAGTGCGCAGGGACCAAAACCGGTGCCAACGCGACGGCGCTTTTGCATCTCAAGATCGGTGGCACCCAAGCGGCAAGTATCACCTTTGACGATGTCACGGCTGTAGAATGGCTGGCGGAAATCACGGTAAGGTTTACGGATGCCAGCCATCAGAAAATTATGGGCTACGTGCTGAATGATACGGGTGATCCAGCGATCGAGTATGCGGCTGGTACGGTAGATTGTAAGGGCGGGGCAGAAATGATCCTGCAAATCGAAAGCGGAAACGCTAACGACACTGTGACATGTGAAATGGTCACGGTCGAGAGCTGGGTAATGTAAGGAGATGATGAGATGGGCATAAATTATATCGGCGATTATGGGCCAGACGGTGTTTGTATCGGCAGGGCTGCTGCTGACAAGATTGGTTTTTACGGGACAACTCCCGCAATCCAGGCCTCGGCCATTACAACGGTCACAACGACCGGCGCGACATCAACCACCCTGGCATTTGGGTTCACCACATCAACGCAGGCTGACGGCCTTGTGACGGCTGTTAATGCTATTATAGCGGCCTTGCTTGCGGTTGGCGTCACGGCGTAAGAAGGATGGGGGACTTCGGTCCCTTTTCCCTAAAAGGGCAAGCATGGAATACAGCGGCAAACTGATAATTTTTACGAGCTTTTACAAGCATGAGACCATTGCGCCTTATTGTGAGTCACTTGTTGCAACGAGCGTGATTCTTGAGAAGCTTGGGATTAGATGGGACTATTGGCCGTCGAAAGGCGATTTCCATATTGAGCGATCGATTAATGATGCCCTTACGCGGTTTGCTATGGATGATGAGGCAACCGACTTCATTAATATAGACTCAGATGAGGCTTGGAGTCCTATGGCGATCCTCAGGATGATCAAGATGTCCGAACCTATAGTAAGCGGATCCTATCGCGTGACTAACGCCTGGGACAAGTTTACAGGGGTATACAGGACAGGGGACGGCGTACCGCTGGGCAAGATGATTGCAGAGAATGAGGCCCTACTGGAGGCCGATAGGGTGCCGGGCGGATTTCTTAGGATCAAGAAAGAAGTGGTAAAGAGATACATTGATGCATACCCGGAAGAATATTTCCTTGTTCAGGACCGCAAGGTCTGGCCGTTCTTCTGGAACGAGATCAAAAACCATGAATTTATCGGGATGGATTATGCGCTATCCGATAAACTGATTGCCCTTGGTTACCAGCTTTGGATTGATCCGTTATTGGAGATTGATCATTATGGGCTGACGAAGCATTCCGGCACGCTTGACAAGTTTCTCAGAGACCAGAAGGCGGCAAGTGATGATAGCAAACCCGCATAAGATAACAGCAGACTTCGAGGACGCGCTGGCGGCCTATACGGGCGCTAAGTACGCGGTAGCCGTGGATAATTGCAGCAATGCCATATTTTTGGCGCTGAAATATGCGGGAATTGAGGGCCAGGCCATCACGATACCAGCGAGGACATATCCTTCCGTGCCATGCGAGATCATTCACGCCGGTGGCAAGGTGGCGTTCAGCAGGGCGCATAAGCCTACTCTTAAGGGCGCATACAGACTTGAACCCACAATGGTCTATGATTCGGCCCTAAGATTCACAAGCAACATGTATATACCCGGTGCGCTTATGTGTCTTTCTTTCACAGGGCCATACAAGACGCTCAAGCTCGGCAAGGGCGGCGCCATCATCACGGATGATTATCACGCATACCTATGGTTTAAACGGGCTCGTTATTCGGGACGGCGCGAATGCTCTTACCATGACGATAATTTTGATATGATCGGGTGGAACTTCTACATGCTGCCAGAGATAGCAGCGCGCGGCCTTATGATGATGGGACAGTTCTATGACATGCACGGGGCGCCTAAGCACAATCCCGATCTGGAACTTCCTTATCCTGATTTGTCGCAATTCGAGGCGTACAAATGAACAAAATAAGTAAGTTTGCTCAGATTTATGGTAATGTAACCTTTGGTGACAACGTAAGAATCGACGATTTCTGTATTCTTACCGGGGATATAAGGATCGGCAACAATGTTCATATCGCATGTTTCTCTTTTCTATCGGGTGGCGCTGGAATCGAAATTGACAACTTCGTTCAGATTGCGCCAAGGTGCTGCATCTTGACCGGATCTGATGATTATTCTGGACTTTCACTTGTTGGCCCATGCATCCCGGACGAATACAAGCCAGGGCTGGTAAAGGGCCAGGTTATCATAGGGCGCCATGCGCTATTTGGTGCCAACACGGTCATTATGCCAGGCGTAACGGTAGGCGAGGGCGCAGTCACAGGGGCTTTTTCATTTGTGAGAGACGACCTTGAACCCTGGACCATGTACCGGGGCATACCTGTTAAGGCCTTTGGGGCGCGGTCACAGGAAATGCTTAAACTAGAAAGTAGTTTTATGCGGGGTGAAGTATGAGAACCATGCTGTACCATAAAGATGTTCCGGGTGGGCGCATATTTGAGAGCCAGGAGGCTCTTGGTGGGGCGCTGAAAGGCGGATGGGTAGAAGCGCCATGGCTGGTCAATCAGATCAAGGTGGAGGCCGCGAAGGCTCCTGTCAAGCGGCGTGGGCCAAAGCCTAAGAAGAGGAAACCATAATGGCTACCGTTAGAACCGTACGCCAAATAATCGAGGGCGCTTTTCGTATCATCGGCGTGCATGAGGTCGGAGAGACCCCAGAACCCGAAGACACAGCCACAGCACTTGAAACTCTCCAGGACATCATAGCCGAGCATGCCGGGTCGTGGATCATCCCCTTTATCGTGCAGCAGGCTATTACGCTGGTTGCGGGGCAGGCCTCTTACACCATTGGTGAGAATGGGGCGCCGGGGCTCAACACGCAGAGGCCGGAACAAATAAACGGCGCGTTCATTAGGAGCGGGGGGTATGATTACCCGGTGAACATTTTAGGTGAACGCGCATATAGGACCATGGTTGACAAGATCACTTCTGGTCGGCCTGAATGGTTATGGTATAATCCCACCGCACCCAATGGTACTATCTACGTTTATCCTGTCCCAGATGATGCTGATGCCCTTTGGATATCGAGCGCAAAGAGTCTCGCAGAACCAACAGGGCTAACACAGAACATGCTTGACACGGTAAGCATACCCCGGAATTACCACAATCCACTCAAAAAGATCCTGGCATTGGAATTGTGTGAAGAGTACGGGAAGCCGCCGTCTCAGTTGCTTATGGTGCAAGCCAATGAATCCGAATCCCGGTTATTGTCTCTCAACGCGGCGAGAATGGTATCACCGGCGATGCTGGAAGTACCAGGGATAAACCCGGCAAATGGCCGGTCGATTCTGTCGTTCTAAGGAAAGGTGAGATAGATGCTTAAGCCCATTCCTTTTATTGGCGGTCACTATCAAGGCCGGTCATCGAATGCCAATGACCAGCGCACTATCAACTTTTATCCCTCAATAGATCAGGTGGGTGGCAAAGAGCTTATCCTTGAGCCTACACCTGGCCTCAAGGAATGGTGTGCTACTGGCCTCTTGGGAGAAGTACGTTGCATTAAAAGGGTTGGCACTACCCTTTATGCGTTAGTCGGAAATACAGTCTATCAGATCAGCACAGGTGGAGTCGCCACGGCATTAGCGATAACGATAGGCAGCAGCACAGGCGATGCATGGATGGAGTACAACGCCAATAACCAGATCATGCTTGTTGCTGGCAACTATGGATATGTTATTGCTGGCGGCGCGGTTGTCGCTATAAGTGATGCGGATTTTGAGACGCCTACATCATTAACCTATCAGGATGGGTACGGAATCATAACGGAACTTAATTCCGGTCGCTTTTGGATATCCGGGTTAAATGACTTTTTATCTTGGGACGCGCTGGAATATGGTTCGGCTGAAACATTGCCTGATAATGTGATTGCGGGTCTTTCCGATCACCGGGAATTGTGGATGTTTGGAGAGGACACCATTGAGGCTTTTCAGAACACCGGGAACAATGATTTCCCGTTTGAGCGCATAAACGGGGCATCGGCTGAAATAGGGATTGCTGCGCCGGGCTCCATTGCTAAACTGGATAATTCGATTTTTTTCCTCGATCAGTACCGGAATGTTCGAAAGATGGACGGATACACGCCGGTTATTGTTTCCACTCCACAGATAGCTTATCAGTTTTCGTTATATCCAAGCGCAATCAATGCCAAGGCTATGGCCTACGTGCATGAGGGCCATTCGTTTTATATCCTTACGTTTCCTGGGATAGCCACATGGGTTTACGATGCATCTACCGGGCTATGGCATCAACGTTCGTCTTACCCTAATGCTCCTGCTGGCCCTTGGCGTGGTAATTGCTACGCCTA